AATCTTGATGGTAACTCCAGCTCAAAAAGTAGTTGCATCTACATTTGCCGGTATCGCTACACGTTACAAAGATATCCCAAGCAACGTACAAGCATCTATCATCGCTGCTGCTGACGTCTTTGTTTCTGACTTTGGTACTATTTCTATCGTACCTAACCGTTTCATTCCTAACTCAGACAATGATGACGTAGCATTCTTACTAGACCCAGAAATGGCTTCAGTAGCTTACTTACGCCCATTCCAAACTAATGAGCTAGCCAAAACTGGCGATGCTGATGTAACTCAACTATTGGTAGAGTACACATTAGAAGTTAAGAACGAAGCAGCACACGGAATCATAGCTGACCTAACATGATATTGACCATGTTCCGTTAATGTGATAAGATACTCCCTGTGTTCAATCATGGGGAGTTTCTAAAATGAAATGTGAAATTAACGAATGTACTAATTTAGTTTATTCAAAAGGTTTATGTTGTAAGCATTATAAAAGACTACAAAAACATGGTAACTATGCTGGCATTAAGCCTCATGGAACTCCAGAAGAAAGATTTTGGAATTTTGTTGAAAAGAAATCAGAGTCAGAGTGTTGGAATTGGCTTGGAAGTTTAAGAGCTGGTTATGGCAGAATATCATTAGGCTCAAAAAAAGATGGTGTAGTAAGTTCTCATAGGTTTTCATGGGAATTGCACAATAAAAAAAGTATTCCAGATGGAATGGTAGTAATGCACTCATGTGATAATCCAAAGTGCGTAAATCCAAATCATTTAAATATAGGTAGTCATAAAGATAATACGCAAGATATGATTGCTAAAGGCAGGAAAGTAGTAGTAGCACCACTAGGTAATGAAAATGGTAAAGCTATTATTAATGCAGAAATAGTAAAAGCAATTAGACAAAGTAATTTATCTCACGCAGAATTAGGTAGGCAATTTAATATATCTTCTAATTGTGTCCGTGGTGTAAGAACAGGTAGGACTTGGAGTCACATTACATGAACAATACAATATCCAATGGAATTACCAATACATCGTTTATTGATAACGGTGACCAATTAGTTATAGCTAAGAGCCAAGACATTACCGGCATACTTGAGATGAACAAGCGTGAGTACGCTGCTCAAGACGAACGTAAGACATGGGGCAACGATGCCTTTAGTAATAAGGTAGCATCTATACCGCTTACCGTGTTCTCAGAATTAGAAAAGCAAGGCATCACACGAGGCTTTGCAGTAATAGATAAGAAACGATTTAACGAATGGTTAAACAACCCTGATAACAGGGCATTTCGCACAAGGGCAGGGCGCATCTAATGGCACTTAATAACTACTCTGATTTACAGACTACGATTGCCAGTTACCTAGCTCGTAGCGACTTAACGGCAATGATTCCTGACTTTATCAGGCTTGCTGAAACACGTTTACGCAGAGAGTTGCGTATCCGTCAAATGTTAAAGGTTGCAACAACGACAGCAACAGCAGGTGACTCTACAATTGAGCTACCATCAGACTTTTTGCAGATGCGTGACATTCATTTAAATACAAACCCAGTAACATCGCTAGAGTACCTATCACCTAGCGCATTATTCCGTAACGCTCGTACTACTGATACCGGCTTGCCACATCAATACACCGTGCTTGCCGAGGAGTTTCAATTATCACCAGTACCAGACAGCAATTACACAATAGAGCTTTTATATTATTCAGCACCACCTTTTTTGACCACAAGCAATACTACTAACGCATTTACTACTACTTGTCCTGACTTGTTGCTTTACGGTGCATTAGGCGAGGCAGAAACATACATTATGAATGACCCAAGACTGCAAATATGGGCAGCATTATATGAAAGAGCCTTAAATGCGCTAACAGTAAGTGATGATAGCGGAGAATACGCTGGCTCACCAATTTCAATCTCAATAGCAACACGATAAAGGAACTATTATGTCAGAAATGAGCAACCACCTAGAAAATGCGCTTATAAACGCAACTTTACGCAACACATCTTATACCTCACCAACAACAGTTTACTTAGCACTATACACAAGTGACCCTACCGATGCTGACACAGGTACAGAAGTATCTGGTGGCGATTATGCTCGTCAATCTATCACTATGGGCGCACCATCTAACGGTGTATCTACCAATAGTGCTGCAATTGAGTTCCCACAGGCTGCTGCATCATGGGGTACTGTTGCTTACATTGGCATTCGTGATGCTTCTACTGCTGGTAACTTGCTATATCACTCACCATTGACAGTATCAAAAGCAATTGACACAGGCGATATATTTAAAATATCTGTTGGCAGCCTTTCAGTTCAACTTTCTTAGGGGTAAGTTATGAGTACAATTGTAACCAGAGCTGGTAAGGGAAGTCCGCTTACTTGGAACGAGGTTGATAATAACTTTACCAACCTAAACACAGATAAGTTAGAGGCTGCAACAACTTCTACGCTTACAAATAAAACTATAAATCTAACAAGCAATACCTTAACTGGTACAACTGCTCAATTTAACACAGCTTTATCCGATGGTGACTTTGCTACATTAGCTGGCACAGAAACTCTAACCAATAAAACTATTACATCCCCTACAATTACTGGTGCAGCACTTAACGGTACTCTAGGTGCAACTACACCATCTACTGCAGTTGTTACATCACTTACATCATCTGCATTGACATCAGGTCGTGTGACATTTGCATCTACAGGTGGGTTATTGGCTGATAGTTCAAGTTTTACATACAACGGCTCTCAATTAAACTTAACTGGAACTGCGTATGGTGGTTTAAATCTACAAAGCAGAACAGATGCAGCGCAGGTATCTGCTAGTTTATTCTTTACCACTTCAACATCAGGCAATTATTTAATGCGTGGTGATACTGGAAGTTTAGCATTTTTAAGTGGTGCAATCATTGGCTCTAATGGCGGTACAGAACGTATGCGCCTAGACTCATCAGGCAACCTAGGTCTAGGTGTAACTCCTAGTGCTTGGTTAGCAGGATATTCTGCACAGCAAATTAAAACAATGTCGCTTGCTTCTGGTGGTGGTGGATTTGAATTTATAACATCTAATGCGTTTATTGGTACTGGTGATGTATTTAAATATATAGAATCTCGCGCTGCCGTTGCTTATCGTTTAAATAATGATAGTGGCATACACGCTTGGTATAATGCGCCTAGCGGAACTGCTGGCAATAACATTACCTTCACCCAAGCAATGACACTAGATGCTAGTAGTAATTTAACTGTAGTTGGAAGTGTATCAGGTGGAGGTGTATTTAATATAGTAGGTTCAGGTGCTGCGCCAGCAAGTGGATATGGAATAAGGACTAAGTCTGGTCTTGGAACAGAAATTGTATCTGCATATAAAATTGGATTTTCTGTTAATAGTGGCACATCTGATGCAATGACACTAGATGATAGTGGGAATTTAAGTGTTGCTGGCACTATTAATGCAGGTAGCACAATAAAAAGTGCAGCTAATGGTGGAGGTTCTGTACAAGCACAAAACTTTACTAGCACAGCAGGACAAGCTGCTAGCTTTAATACATTAGTTCAAAGTAGTAATTGGGGTGCAAATGGTAGTGATTTTAGAACTACATTACTTAATGCTACGACAGGTTCAACTGATACGGAAATAAGAACATTTAGTGAAAGTGCTGGCGGTCAAGTAACAGGACTAAGCATAAGGTCATCAACAAACATTGTAACAATGCCAGCATATGGCGCGGGTGCCGCAACATTTTCAGCAGCAGGCGTTATTAGCTCGGTTTCAGATGAAACATGGAAAATTAAAGATGGCGTTCCATTAAACCCTGATGAAATGTTGCAAAAATTAGAGCCAGGATATTGGTATTATAATGAAGAAAAAGCGCCTATTTTTGGGGCTGATAGACAGTTAGGCTTTTATGCACAAAATGTTAATCAAGCAATAGGCGTAGAAGCCGCACCGACACCTGAAGAAGGAAAGCCGTGGGGCTACTATGATAGGTCAGTTTTAGCAGTAACCGTTATGTCGTTACAAAAGGCACTAACTATGATTGAAGAACAACAAGCAATGATTGACGAATTAAAGGCTAAAGTGGCTGCCTTAGAAGCTGCTTAATTTTATAGGAGAACATAATGGCTGAAACCAAAAAAACCACCATTACTGTTGACGATGTAGATTATGTTTATGAAGACATGACTCCACAACAACAAGCAATGGTCAACCACATATCAGACTTAGACCGTAAGATAGGAACAAGTCAGTTTAACCTAGACCAGCTTAATGTCGGCAAGTCTGCATTTGTAAACTTGCTTAAAGAGTCTTTAACTGCACCTAAAGAGGAATAATATGGAAGCCCTGATAGCGAAAGTAAACGCATTCCTAGCTAAACTATACCCATCAATTCTTGCAGGCAAAGTTCCTGTGGATAAGTTTTTACACTTTATATGTGGTCTAGTCATAGCAGCATTGCTTACACCGTTTATTGGGGCTTACTCCATTGTAGTAGTGGCTGTTATTGCGCTACTTAAAGAGATTTATGACTACCTGCATAAAGACATCCACACTCCAGACTTTTGGGATTGGGTTGCTACTGTGCTAGGTGGCTTAGTAGGATTTATTATAGTAGCTTTATTGGGCTAAGAGATGGCTACAAATTATGTAGACTATGATTATTGGGTATATGGCTACGCAGAGGGCGATACTCGTTTCATAGATGCAAGTGCTGATGTTACAGCCAATGCCTTAATAGTAGCAGATGGCATAAGAGTACGAACAGCAAATGGTATAATTACAGCATCGGCAACCTTAACGGCTGATGCAGTTAGAATTTTAGATGGTAATGCTAGTGTTTCATGTACCGGCACTTTAGAGGCTACAGCATTCAGAGTTAGATTTGGCTCTGGTGACATAACAGCAACAGCAACTTTAACGGCATCACCTACACGCATTTTAAGCGGTGCTGCAGACATAACTGCTCAAGCTGATGTCAATGCTCAAGCAGTAAGAATTAGAACGTCTAGCGGTGTTATAGATGCCTCTGCGAGTGTTACCTGTTTAGGCGGTGTAGTCTACTCTGGTTTTGCTGATATAACTGCTAGTGCGAGTGTTGCAGCAAGTGCTTATCGTGAAAGATTCTTTGATGCAACAATAGATGGTGTAGCTACTGTTAGTGGTTCTGCTAGTAGAGTTAGAACAAGTGTAGCAAGTATTGAAGCGCAAGCCATAGTGTTGGCTAACGCAGTAGCAATATATAGTGCTAGTGGTGCAATTGTTGGCTATACTACTGTTGTTGCAGATGGTCATATACTAGGTAGCGGATGGATTCCAACACCAATAGGTGATAATACTTGGACAGATAGAAATATTAGCTCTTATGTTATTGCTGACTACTGGCTTGATGGCTACACATTAGATACATATAGCTTATGGACACCAACAGCAGTAAGTGCTAATACATGGACTAATAGAGTTGCACAATACTACGTTGAAGAAAATTATTGGTTAGAAGGCTACACGCAAGACACAGCTAATTACTGGACACCAAAAACAACATCATCAAATACTTGGAATAGGATAGGATAACATGGCAAAAAATAAAATTAGTGAGTGGAGTGCTACGGCAGCCAATAACACAGACATTGGTGGCATAGACATTGCCGAGGGTTGTGCGCCATCTGGTATCAATAATGCTATCCGTGAATTGATGGCTCAAGTTAAAGACCAACAAACCGGTACAGATGCAGACAACTTTACCGTAGGTGGTAACTTATCCGTTGTTGGTACATCAACATTTACTGGTGGTGTGACCATCGGTGCGTTATCAACAACTGGCAACACAACACTTGGTGATGCTTCTGGTGACTTGCTCACATTAACCGGTACAGCCATCTCAATACCAAACAACTTAAATATTGACTCCAATACGCTATACGTTGATGCTACAAACAACCGAGTAGGTGTAGGCAAGACTAACCCAGCTACAGCATTAGATGTGACTGGTACTGTAACCGCTACTGCCTTTGCTGGTGCTTTAACTGGTGCTGTGACTGGTGCTGTAACAGGTAACGTAACTGGTAACTTAACCGGCAATGTTACTGGGAATGTTACAGGTAATGTTACAGGCAATGCTGATACTGTGACTAATGGTGTATATACAACTGGAACTCAAACAATTGGTGGCTCTAAAACATTTTCTAGCACTATAATAGGTAACTTAACTGGCAATGTTACAGGCAATGTTACAGGTAATGTAACTGGTTCATCTGGTTCTTGTACAGGTAACGCTGCAACTGCTACCAATGTAGCCTACTCAGGTCTTACAGGCACAGTACCAACTTGGAATCAGAACACAACAGGCAATGCTGCAACAGCTACTTATGCAACAAGTGCTGGCTCTGCTACCACATCGGATTCATGTTTAGGTAACGCTGCTACGGCTACATTAGCTACTAGGGCAACTGCTTTATCTACAGCTACAGGTTCACCAGCATCTTATTCTGCAAGAGCTTTTGTAAACTTTAATAGTACAGGTACAATAGCAATTAGAGAGAGTGCTAATGTAAGCTCTATTACGGACAACGGAGTAGGAACTTATGTTATTAATTTAACAACCGCTATGCCAACTACTACTTATACTTGTGTTGGTAGTTGTGGAACAATTCCCGGAAGAGGGCAGTCTGCATTTATGGTCAATCAACAAGGTACAAGCGTTGCTAGTACTACAACAACACAGCCCATTTTTACATATCATGATGCTGGTGGTCCTATTGATAGTGAATATGTACAGGCTATTATAATAGGATAAATTATGAAACGAATTATATATAAAAAACAAGATGGCGGTGTTGCAGTATTAATTCCTACTGCGGAATGGTTAGCATCACATACAATTGAGGAACTAGCAGCTAAAGATGTACCTGCTGGTGTTGCATTTAAAATTGTTGATGTATCTGATATTCCATCAGACAGAACATTCCGTGACGCTTGGGAGTATGCAGCATGATAGTTATTAATATAGATAAAGCTAAAGAAATTACTAAAGCAAGATTGCGTGAAGAGCGTAAACCTTTATTACTTGAACAAGACATAGCATTTCAACGAGCATTAGAAATTGGTGCTGATACATCTGCTATTGTTATTGAGAAACAACGCTTACGTGATGTTACTAAAGCTGTAGATGTAGCAGTAACATTAGACGAACTAAAAAACATCGGAATATAAGATGCCTACCCAGCGCATAGCATTTACAGAGTGGACACCAGACTTAGCTGGTGTTGCTCAAAACTTATCTGTGGCTAAGAATGTAGTTCCTACTGCATTAGGCTACAACCCATTCCCGACTGCTGTAAATTACTCTGCTGCTGCTAGTGAAAACCTTAATAATGTATTTGCTGGTAAGTTTAGTGCTACAACAAATATATTTGCTGGTGGTGCTACTAAGCTATTTAAGTTAGATGGTGCTGATTTAAGCATGGATAACGTGTCTAAGACTGGCAATTATAGCAGCGTAGTTAAATGGTACTTTACTCAGTTTGGCAACACGATTATCTGTGCTAACAACATCAATAAATTGCAAGGCTACACACTTGGCTCAAGTACAACATTTGATGATTTAAGCGTAGATGCACCTATAGCTAAATACGTTACAGTAGTTCGTGACTTTGTAGTAGCCGGTAATTTAGATAGCGGTAGTAACTCAAATAAAGTTCAATGGTCTGATATTAATGATGAATCAGACTGGGTGTCTGGTGCTACATCACAATCAGACTACCAAATAATTTCTGATGGTGGCAACATTACCGGCATGACTGGTGGTGAGTTTGGTCTTATATTGCTAGACCGTGCCATTGTCCGTATGTCTTACATTGGTTCGCCATTATTCTTTCAGTTTGACACTATCAGTCGTAACATTGGTTGCGTAGAAGGCAGTTCTGTTGTGCAGTACGGCAGCATGACTTACTTCTTAGGTGCTGATGGCTTTTACTCATGCGATGGCACTACTGTTACACCAATAGGTACACAAAAGGTAGATACTTGGTTCTATGCAAATGCAAACCCATCTAAACTTAACTTAATGTCATCAACGATTGACCCAATTCGTAAGATAGTTGTATGGGCATTTATTGATAACTTTGCACAAAATACTTTGCTAATTTATAACTGGCAAGTAAACAAGTGGTCATATTGCACTACTGACGTTGATGTCGTAGCAAGCTCTGCATCAGCAGGTATGACGTTAGAAGGGTTAGATTTATACGGTAATATGGACACATTGACTACATCGCTAGATGATGCATTGTGGTCTGGCGGTAAATTCTTATTTGCTGGTGCTAGAGATGACAGGATAGTTACCTTTACTGGTGCTAACTCAACTGCTACATTAACAACTGGTGACATAGGAAGCGAAGCAACTTCTGTGGTTACATTGGCACGACCAATAGTAGATAATGGCTCTGGGAGCGTTGCTATAGCGTCTAGGATGCTTTTAAACGCAGTTCCACAGTTAGGTTCATACACAGCAGCAGATAGTGAAAATCGTGTAGCATTGCGTAGTAGTGGTAAGTACCATCGTCTGTCAGTAACTCCTACTGGTGACCGTTGGTCTAATGCCATTGGCATTGACATAGACATAACTCCACAGGGTACTAGATAATGTATCGTAAACTTAACCCATCAGGTTCGTTGCCTCGTGAAATATCCGAGGTAGTAAACAATTTGGTTGAGGGTAAGAGTAACAATACTGGTACTGTTACTTTAGCAACTGGTAACGCAACTACTACTACTATTACTGACGAGCGAATTGGCTATGACTCGGTTATACTATTAGCTCCTGTATCATCAGCAGCCGGCAATAACTTAGTACCTTATGCATCATATCAAAATACAGTAGACCAAACATTTGCAGCAGCTAATACGGCTTATACGGTTGCATTAAATACGACAGATATTGCTGACGGCTCATACCTATCAGCGAATAAGATATATGTAAGAAATGCCGGTACTTATAATGTACAATTTTCATTACAACTAGCAAATACTACTACACAAATTGATGCAACTTCTATATGGTTAAAAGTAAATGGAGTAAATATTGATGGTACTGCTAGTAAATTTGATGTGCCAGCAAAGCACGGTTCTTCAGACGGTTATTTAGTAGCCGTGGCTAACTTTTTTGTTACTTGTAGTGCTGGTGATTACATTGAACTTGGCATAGCAATTGCTGCAACTGGTACTTATATAGAAGCATACGCAGCACAAACAACACCATTTGCTAGACCATCAATACCGTCTAGCGTAGTAACATTGACATTAGCATCGCCAATACAATCACCGTACATTAGCGCACAATCTAAAGGTACTGCAACTTTGACACATTATGCTAACTCAGTAGCAAACAAGACATACAAATACTTGGTGGTTGGCTAATGGACTTCTCGTATGTAAAACCTAACGAACTGCGCCATTGCTGGTGGTGGGTTCGCATGGGTCTTGAGAAGGTTCGTGCTAAAGGGCATTCTGATTGGCTAGTAGAGGACATCTATTGCGACTGCTACGAGCAACGCTCAATGTTGTGGGTATTACCGGAAAAGAAAGGTTTTATAGTATTACAGCCTAACGGTGCAGAGATGCACATTTGGGCAGCATGG